GTGGACAAGAAACAATATATCAGGAGGTGCGTTAATGAGTTTGATAAATGCTTCTACTTTCACATTAATAAAAGAAATTGCTTCAAGAGGTGAAGCCATTATCTTGAGCGCACAGAAGATGAAGATTATGAAATAATAATTGATAAAGTAAGCATAAAAGATAAGGGTCCAGTAGTTATACTGCAGATTTTCTTGTAACAGAATTTATAACATTTTCATATTATGATTACAGCAATATTTCTAAGCATTAGGTGGAGGGGCATATGAGTAAGAAAAGGAGGGTCTCAGCAGAAGATTTTACATGTACTATCGTTAATCCAGAGCTTTTAGAAAATAATATTAACTTTTCTAAAGCAGTGGTAAATATATTCTGCAAGAATCTAAGTGCAAAGCAGCTAGATGAAGTTATAAAGAGAATTGAGTGCTTAGATGAAAGCTGCACTTTAAATTAGGCATGAGGGTGAAGGAGATTGCAAGTAATCAACCTCCTATGCATATTAATCGTCAAATGAGGGAGGTAAGGAACAAAAGATATGATTAACATACTAATAATATACATTTTATAGCTGTAGAAAGGTAGATTGTCCACTCTACAGATGAACATTGAAATATACATATATTCTACAAAAGGGGGAACAAATGATGTCTGATTTAGGTTTAGCCATTAAAGGAGCAAGGCTAAATAGGAACTTTACACAGGAAGCCGTTGGCTCAATGGGATTTTGCTCTGGGAAACTAGTCTCAGCCATAGAGAGAGGAAAAAGGCAAGCAAGCTTTGATATTCTTGGCAATATAACAAAAGAGCTTGATGATCCTAGGCTTTATATGGAAGCAGCAAATGAAGTTACTGGAGGAGTTTTTGGGGTATCCTGGCTAGATGGTGAATGTGCAGATTTACATAGAGCTTCAGTAAAAGAAAAGGTTATAGAGGAACTCAGTGAAGCAATGAGAGCTATAAATCAAGTGAGAGTTTATGATAATCCAAAGGCTAGCAAACAAGAACAAAAGGATTTGGCAAGGAAAAGTATTATGGAATCTATAGACGTATATAATGCCATAGCTCATTATATAGCGGTTATGTGTAACGAATATGGGTTTAGTATTAAAGAACTGTTTTCAGAGCACAGAGAGAAGCTTATAGATCGTGGATATTTAAGAAGATAAGGAAGGGTGATTACATGGAAAAGGAAAAATTAATGATTTTTGCTATTCGCGATGATTATTGTGGTTATTCAGTAGAAGATGATTTTGAAAAAGTAGCTAAATTTAATAATGAGTTAGGATATGGATTTATGCTGCAGGTTTCAGGTGAATTAGTATTACTTGCTAATGAACTAAAGTCAATAAAGGATGTAATTAGAACTTTAACTGAGTGGAAGAAAGAAGAGTGGTTTAAGCTTAATAAAACTTCAAATAAGGTTTGGTGGCCTACATTTAGTAATCAGAAGATAGAATATGTAACTCTACCACAGGCTAATAAGCTTTATAAAGAAACTAAGAATAAATATGATTTTGTGCTTACTATGATACAGGAAACCTATAGGATTCATGGAGACGAGTCAAAAATCTCATTAAACGAATTCCTGACTGAGATAGAAATTGAGTAAAAAAATAAACCCTTTAGTGAGGGTCTATCTGAAGAATAAAATTCTTTTGCTAGAGTATTGTCGGAAATACTCTAGCTCCATTATAGCATGAAGGGAGCTTTGGAATCAATGCTTAGAAAATATAAACGTTTCTTTACTTATGGAGCATTAGCCTTGGCACTGTCTACTTTTATTATAAGCAGGACATATGTAAAGTGTGTACAACCTAATGAAAATAAGGAATGGGTATATGTTGTTAAAGAGGGAGACTGCCTTTCCATTATAGCTGAGAAATATGTGCAAAGATTTGAAAAAATTGAAAATGTGGTTGCAGAAATTAAGTTCAGAAACAATGTAAATGAAGTGATTTACCCAGGACAAGTTTTATATGTTCCTGATTATAAGTATTAATAGACTTTTACAAAGAGCAAAGGAGAGTTCATGACTATGGAAGGTGAAAATAAATCTAAGGTTACAATGGCTTTAAACTCACTGGTTAAGGAAACTGAGAAAAAAGTTAAGCTGGCGGAGGAGAAGCAAGAGCTAATACAAGTGCTGAGTTCGCTTATTGAGATGACTAGAAGCCAGGTTTATGCAGCAAATTCATATTCAGCTTTTATCAAAGCAGTAGAGGTAGTTAGGAAACATATTACTCAGCCAGTGGTGAAAGAGGGATAAGCTAGAGCGAAATTTAAAGAAATTAATTACTAAGAAGGAGTTGATATATTGGCAAAGGTGCACTATTTAAAAACATGGACACCGTTCTTTAAAGCTGTTAAAAGCGGAACTAAACAGTTTGAAGTAAGAAAAAATGATAGAGATTATGAGGTTGGAGACACATTGATATTAAATGATTTTAATCCAAGCACTGAAAAGTTTTCGGGAGATTGGGTACCTAAATTAGTAATTTATAAACTTGATGATACACGCTTTGTAAAAGAAGGCTTTGTAATTTTAGGTATGAAGGATATTAAATTTTGATGTTATTCAATCTGAAGATAAGACGAATTAATTAAGAGGTTTTAGAAATGGCAAGAAAGAAATATCCTAAATCAGAAACGGTTAATGAAATTAACAGGAGGTAGAAATGGCTCAATATAGATATGTTTATACAAGCTTTTGGGAAGATCCAAAAGTGCAAGAAAATTATACACCTGAAGATAAGTTGTTTTATCTATACTTACTTACAAACAGCCATACCACACAAATAGGTATATATAAGATTACAAAGAAAGCTATAGCTTTTGAATTAGGTTATTCTATAGAATCGGTAAATAGTCTTATGGATAGATTTTTAAGCCATCATAAGCTTATTAAATATAATGCAGAAACTAGAGAGCTCGCTATTAAGAATTGGGGTAAGTACAACTTAAATAAAGGCGGTAAGCCTATTGAAGACTGCATTACTAAAGAACTTAACATGGTAGAAGATAAATCTTTAATCCACTATGTTTCAGAGAATATAATCAATGATAAGCTTAAAATAATTTTTGATAGTGTTATAGGAGGAACACAGAAAGATGAAAGTCCTTCTGGCGATACGTCAGACGATTCGTTAGCGTATCGTGGGCAAAAAGAAAACAAAAAAGAAAAAGAAAACAAAAAAGAAAATAATAATATTATATATATAAAGCAAAGCGACTCCATGAACATCACTGAATCTGTTTCATCAGATGAAGTCTCATCTGATATTGTGTCAACTGATAAGACTCCATATAGTGAAATCATTGAGCTCTATAATAATTTTTGTAAGTCTTTACCTCAGGTTAAAGCCAGGAGCAAGCAGAGAGACAAAATGATTAAACACCTTTGGAGAAGGCTACAGTCCATAAAAGATATACAAGCTCTCTTTACAAGGGTTCAAAAAAGTGATTTTCTTACTGGACGCAATGGAATATGGCAAAACTGCAACTTTGATTGGATTATCAAGGAGAGTAATTCAATCAAAATCCTAGAGGGTAATTATGATAATAAAACTAGTCATATAACCCGCAACAGCAATGGAACCATAAGCACTTTTAATAACTATGAGCAGAGAGAATATAACTTTGACGAGTTAGAGAGAAAGCTTCTTGGATGGGATAATCAATAAAGGGGGGACAAATATGGAGCAAGTGGAGCAAGTGGTTGAACTGTATTTTAAAGGCTTTAGTGTTAAGGAAGCAATAGAGAAGTCAGATATTGATATTGATGTATTTAATAGGCTTATAAAGGTTGAAGATAAAGAGATTAAGTAATATTCATTTAAAACTTGGGTATCTTAAAGAGGGTGAATTAAGAGGAAGTTAAATAGTTTTAAAATCATGGAGGGACAAGATGAAAAAAGAAGACATAAAAACAAAAATAAATAGCAAAATCAATGAGCTTATAGATGGAGTTGAGAAAATAGGTAATATAAATTTCTTTGAAATAGGAATTAAAAATGTAAATGGAGACTTAACCATAAGGCTTGAAAATACATATAAAGAAAAGGTTAAATAGGCTGACCGAGTAACGGAGGCGCTATTCCAAGAGGGGGAATAGTGCCTTTGTTCTTTATAAAGGATGGGGAGGAATAACAAAATGACGGTAATAGAAAAGTTAAAGGAATATAGAAAAATAAAGGTAGAGATTAGAGCAATTGAACTAGATATTGAAGAACTGCAAGATGATGAAAATATAGGAACAGCACCAATAAGTTATGAAGAGAGGACAGGGAAGACTAATAAGTTTAATAGTTATACTGAGAATGTGGCTATTAGCTTAGTGGATAAGATTGAGAAGCTTCAGAGAGAGAAGAGGGCGAAGGAAAGGGCGGTTGAGAGGATTGAGAATGCTTTGAACATACTGGATAATAATGAGAAGGAAGTTCTGGAGTTAAAATATATAAAGGGGTATAGGTGGAATACGGTTACTTTTAAATTAGATAGGAGTTATCAGCAATGTAAGAGAATTGAGAAGGATGCATTGTCGAGAATTAATATGCTGTTTTAAAAGAAAGATTGGCTTAATAAGTACAACGATATGTAAATCTATTATATAATTAACTATATATTTACTAAAAAAATAATAATAAATATAACTTCTAGGATATCTAACAGATTAAGAAATATAACCATAAAAAACTACTGAGAATTGAAAATAGAGGTGCACTTTGTGATAAAAATATTTGATTTGATTTATTTATTGAAGAGTGATCAAGCTTCCTTGATGTTAATATGAAGGATATAAAGTTTCTAGTCATTATTAAGAAAGAACTTAGGATTGAAAAGTTGATTAAAAATACTCATTAAAAATAAGGATAGGGGATGAAATACTTGGCGAATGTAAGAGAATATTTGAAGTGCGATGTTTGCGGCGAAGTTACTTTATTAAGGTTTCAAGTTGGATGGCTTGAAGAATATCCTATTAGAGTACATTGTGGTAATTGTGGAATACTAATGGATGGTAATGTTTACGTAGATTTTGAACAAGCACAAACAAAATTTATAATTAACAATGCAAAAGAGGTTGAAGAAATAATACCATCATATTATATGCAGGCTTCAGGAGAATTCATAACTGAAAAGATAAGAAGTTGTGTTTCTATAGAAGAAACTATGATGTCTCCTCCTTTTTTTCAGACATTGTCGGAAATGGGTAACGAAGGATACTTACAATTTAAAAAAAACACATTACAATTTTTATCGTTGAGTATAGAATTGTGGCCGAAGATTAGAAGAATTAATGAACTTTGGTTTTCTGAAAACTATGCTTATTTAGGTAAGGAAATAAATAAGATATTATCTGAGAAACAGTTTCCAGCAAATAATGAACTGGAATATTTAAGGGGAGTTCATCAGATCAACATAATGGCAATGTCTAATATACTAAATAGGGATAAATTCCATGGTACAACAAATTTAATTTGGAATGAGCTTTATAATCTTCTACAGAGTAATATAGTTGGATTTAATAATTTAATAACTTTCGTTACTTCTAAAGATATGATTATACGCTGGGAAGAGAAGATTTTTAATTTAACTGATCAATTTATGAAATTGTTTAGATTTTTCATACCAGTTTACTCCATGAAGTTCTATAAAGAAAGAGATAATAATTTAAGCGAAACCTTTAGTATAACAACTGTGACATTTAATGATTTAAAGCAATTTTATATGGAGTGTTATGAAAGTGCCGTAGAGTTATCAACTTTAATTGTAGCGTTTAACAACCTAAAGTATCGTGGCAATTATGAAACTATGATTAATAAAAGGAAAGATATCCAGACGATTGATGATTTTCAGAATAAGGCTAAAGGGATTAGAATTGGATTTATAGATGGTAGTGAAAAATTCGATGAATTAATATATCCATACTTAGAAAATAAGATTAGAAATGCTATTGGACATAACACTTGTAAATATGATGGTTTAAATCAAATGATTACTTATTACCCAACTGGTGTAGAGGAAGAATCAAGCAAAAACGAAATGTATCTATTAGATTTTGTTGAATTAAGTTGGGACTTATTTGAAAGTATATTCTATATAAGTGAATTGATTTATCAGGTTAGAAAGAACTATTACCTTTCAAAAGGATTTATACCTATTAATCCAAAAGTATTTGGAGTAAATAGTAAGGTAGGTCGTAATGAATTTTGTCCATGTGGAAGTGGAAAAAAGTATAAAAAGTGTTGTGGAATAATAAAATAATAAAAAAATAATATATAAATGTTATATAAAATAGCTGTAAATGCGAGTTTAACATATTATACTATTATCATGAACTGAATTTAACAAAAAGTAATTAAGGAACTCTTTTGAGTTCCTTTTTATTTTACCTATTCTAAGCGGTGTGTACAGTAATTAACCTAATAATTTAATGAGGAGATGAACAAATGTTAAAGCCGCCGATTGTAAGAATGGGAGGAAAGAGTAAATTAAGAAAAACTATAATTGAAATGATACCAGAGCATACTTGTTATGCAGAGGTATTCTTTGGAGCTGGATGGGTTTACTTTGGTAAGCAGCCTAGCAAAGTTGAGGTTATAAATGATGTTGATAAGGAGCTTATTAATCTTTTTAGGATGATTAAGTATCATGCTCCAGAGATAGAAAGAATGCTTGAATATGAGTTCTCTGGAAGAGATATCTTTGAAGAATATAAGAATATATCTTTGGAGCATCTTACTGAGATTCATAGAGCTGTGAGGTTTCTATATCTTATAACTCAAAGCTTTGGTGGAAAAGGAAATCATTTCGGCTACGCAACAAGTAAAAATCCTTCGCCACAGATATTTTATAAGGGTGTATTAACGGATTTAAAAGAAAGGCTTAGAAGTACATATGTTGAAAATTTAAGCTTTGAAAAGATTATTGAGAAGTATGATAGAAGTCATACTTTTTTCTTTTGTGATCCACCTTACTTAGACACTGCAGGTTATGGCAGTACCTTTGGTGAGAAGGAGCATTTAGTTCTTTTAGATAAGCTTAAAAATATCAAAGGAAAGTTTCTTCTAACTATCAATGAACATCCAAGAATAAGAGATTGGTATAAGGATTTTACTATTAAAGAAGTTGAGGTAAATTACTCAGTTTCAAAGGAAGAAAAGGCCAGGGGGAAGTATAAGGAGCTTATTATAACAAATTATTAAATGATAAAATAAAGTTAATCCTTAACGCCCTTCGTAGCAGTTGGTTTTTACCAGCTGCTATTTTATTTTGAAAAAGAAAGGTGATAGCATGAGGTGTACTTTTAGAACAAAATGGGAAAATGGAGAAGTAGCGTGTGTTTGTGCTTTAAATCATAAGTGCATCCATGCTAAAACTTGTGAAGAGCTAGATTTTAAATTTGATAAATACGATGGATTACCTGAATGTATGAAACAGCGGTTTTATAGGAGAGAAAAGGGTGCAATAAGGCAGGTGAGGCGTGTGTGAACTACGTTGAACCCATAAGAACAAAGAAAAAGTTAAGAGATATTTTACTTTACTTAAAAAGAGATAATGAAAGAAATTATATTCTTTTTCTTCTAGGTATACATACAGGGCTAAGGATATCAGATATTCTAAGGCTTAGAGTAAGGGATGTTAAAAATAGGACACACATTAACATTATTGAACAAAAGACAAAAAAGCCTAAGAAGTTTTTAATTAATAAGGAACTACAGCTAGAACTAAGACAATACTGCAAAGATAAGGAGCACTATGAATTTTTGATAAGCAGTAGAGAAGGAGAAAATGAGGCTGTAACAAGGAATAGAGCTTATCAAGTCCTTATAGAAATAGGAAACTTATTTGATATTCATATATCCTGTCATGTGTTAAGAAAAACCTTTGGATATTGGCATTACACTGAGAACCACGATGTAGTGCAGCTTATGGAAATATTCAATCATAGCGACCAAAGAGTAACCTTAAGATACATAGGTGTTATTCAAGATGAACTAGATAAATCAGTTAAAGAATTAAGTTTTCTGTAGTGAAAACTTTTATTTTTTGCCTTGAGTTTAACATAACGAGATAACAATAAACTGCTAAATGAGAATGATTTAAAAGTGTTGATTTATCTATATTTATAAAGGATATACAAGTTTAACACAATTTCCTATATAGTTAAACTCAAACTGCAAGAACGGAGGATGATAACTTGCAAAATGATAATGCGAATATGTGGTAAAGTTGGCTGTAATGAGTTAGTGAAAAAGGAAGATAAATACTGTGAAGCTCACATGAAACAAAAGAAAGTTTTTATTAAAGAATCACATAAATGGTACAAGAAGAACAGGGATGATGATTGGGAACAAAAGTTTTATAACAGTAAGCACTGGGAGAGAGCAAGAGATAATGCACTCGATAGAGATAAATATCTTTGTAAAATGTGCTACAGAGAGAAGAAGATAACCAAAGCAGATATGGTGCATCACATTATAGAGCTTAAGGAAAACAGAGAGCTAGGACTGGATGAGGAAAACCTAATAAGTCTTTGCGATGCTTGCCACAAGAAAGTTCATGCTAAGTACAGAGGACAAGGCAAGTCATTAATGCAGCAGATATTAAGAAGTTTGTTTAATAAGATAAAGGAGAATATTTATGGATAAGGATAAATAGCTTCATTGGTATAACATCCCCCCTCCCCAGCGATTTTTAAGCGACCTGAAAAGGTCGCAGCCATACCCTTTTACACGAGAAATTCCCGATATGGAGCAAAAAGGGGGAATTAAAATTTCAATTGAATTAAATTATCAATAAGGAGGTTTATATGAAACCTAGACAAAGAATTGAAACACTAAAAAAGCACCTGACCAAAGAAGAAAAAGAGATCAGGTTAAGGCAGGAAGAGTTTTTAAGTCAGTTACCCAATGACAAAATAAAACCTCCGACCTGGTTAAATAATCGTAGCAAGAAAATATTTAAGGACATAGTGAATGAGCTCAGCAATGTGCAGCTGCTAGTTAATCTTGATGTTTATGCACTTGCAGTTCTATCAGATGCCTTTGATAAATTCATTGAAGCAACTATAGCTTTAAATACTTCACCACTGACTGTTATGGAAACCAATAAGAATGGCAGCACAAAAGAAGCACCTAGTCCTTACATCAGAATTCAAAATGGATATGCTGAAATAATTAAAAAATACTGTGTTGAGTTTGGTATGACTCCACAGAGCAGACAGAAACTCATTGATATAAACGTAGAGCCAGTGGATGATGATGAGAATGAAATGAAGGATAAGTATGGCGATATATAATGACAGTCGAGGAAAGACTAGAGCAGCATATATATTACTCAAATAACTTTCAAGGGTCACTAACAGATCAACTCATTGAATACTGCAGTAGAATCCTGGATGGAAGAATCATAGCTTGCACTAAGCATAAATGGGCATGCCAAAGATTATTAAATGATTTAGATAAGCAGAAAACAGAAGACTTTCCGTATTACTTTGATGAAGCTGAAGCTTTAAAAGCTATTAACTGGATGGAAGAGTTCAAGCACTCAAAGGGAGAACTGGCAGGAACAAAAATAAAAGCTCATATCTTCACTAAATTTACTTTAGGAAATATTTATGGCTGGATTAATATAAATACCGGTTACAGAAGATTTAAGAGAATGTATGAGCAGGTAGGAAGAAAAAATGCTAAGTCTCAAACTTTAGCAGCCATGGGCAGCTATGAACTTATTCCTTATAAAGTAGCAGGTGCTGAAGTCTATTGCCTGGCTCCAATAAGTAAGCAAGCAAAGGCTGTATTCAATGAAGCCATAACAATGCTTGAAGGTCATAAGGTCCTACGAAGAAAAGTTAAGATAAAAAGGTCAACAAATGAAATTATTTATCCAAAGAACAACTGCAGAATGACCATATTTACAAGAGAGGACCTTAGAAATGGTGACTCCTACAATCCACAGTTTGCATGCATCGATGAGTACCACTTATTTGATACGAGCGAAGGTGTTGACGTTATGGAATCTGGTATGGGTGCCAGATACAATCCTTTAATTGCAATTATAACAACTGCAGGTAGAAAGATATTCTGTCCATGTAAAGAAGAATATGACCATTGTTCAAAGATAATTAATCCATACGTAGAAATTTACGATGATAAGAAGTTTGTTATCATTTGCGAAGTTGAGGAAGAAGATGATCCTTTTGATATTCTCAGCTTAGTAAAAGCAAATCCAATAGTAAGTACTTATAAAACTGGACTTGAAAATTTAATGGAAAAACTTCAAATTGCAAAGGATAGAGAAGATAAAAGAGTTGAATACTTCACTAAGCAATGTAATATATGGGTTAATCAAAAGCAAAACAAGCCTTATATGAACATGGAGAAGTGGTCGAAGTGCAAAGTTGATCCTAAGAAGAAGCCGATGCCAAAGCTTGAAGGGCTTACTTGCGTTGTTGGAATAGATAAATCAGATAAGATAGACTTAACATCTGTAACTTATGAGTTCTTACTAGGTGGAGAAAATGTTTTAACTTTAAACCAAAGCTACATTCCAGCAGATACTTTAAAAGCAAAGATGAAATCTGATAAGGTGCCTTATGATTTATGGGTTAACGAAGGACACATAATATCGATACCAGGTGCAAAAATCCTAGATGATTACATTGTTCAAGATGTGCTGGAATTTAAAAGGCAGCATAATTTTATTCTTGACTCAGTGGCATATGATCCATGGCACTGTGAAGATATTGCAAAGAAGTTTCAGGATGAAGGGATAACAACAATTGAAATACCTCAAACCTATGCATCTTTATCAGAGCCAACGAAGGATTTTAGGGCAAAAGTATACTCTGGAGAAGTGCTGCAGGATGGAAATCCAGTTCTTAGTTACTGTTTTAGTAATGCTGTAGAAGATAAGGACAGAAAAGAAAACCTGAAGCTCTGGAAGGAGAAAAAGGACAGCGAAAGAATAGATGCTGCAGTTTCAACAATTATATCCCATGTAAGAGTTTACGGACTTTTAAATGGTGGTGGGGAAACATTCTATAGTCCTGAAAACTAGAAAGGAGGTGAAAAACTTGGGTTTATTCAGTACATTAAAGAATTTTTTCTTTAAAACACCAAGCAGAAGGTACATTAATGGTAGTAATAGGCGATTTTCCTTTGCAAATAGAGATTTAGCAACCAATGAAACTATATTTGCTGCAGTAACGATGATAAGTAATTCAGTGGCTAGTGCTCCTTTATCAGTTAGAGAAGATTTTAAAAAGCTGAAGCCAAAGGAGAATAGGCTGGCTCGTTTATTGGAGTATGGACCGAATTCATACATGACAACATTCCAGTTTATAAGATGCATGGAAGTCCTAAGAAACACAAAAGGAGCAGCATATGGCATAAAAGAGTATGATTTCAGAGGCGAAATTGAGTCTATCTGGGTACTCAATACAGATTATGTAGAGCCAATAATGGAAACTGACAGCAAAGAGCTTTACTACAAGATAAGATGTGATAACCAGGATAGGTATGTCCACAACTCACATATCTTTGCAGTAAACCATATAAGTACAGATGGCTATACAGCAATTAATCCTATTGATGTACTTAGAAATACAATTGATTATGACAGAGAAATCAAAGAATTCTCCTTAGATCAGATGGAAAATGGATTAAAAGCCAATGCAATAATCAAATTGCCATCAAAACTAACAGAGGAAATGCTGGATTTGTATGATAAGATGATGCAGCGTTTCAAAAAAAATGGAGTTCTTTATGTAGACAATGGAAAAGAGTTTCAGGAATTGAAGAGTTCATCTTTTATAGATCCTAAAGTATTTGAGGTTGAAGAGATTACAGTTTCAAGAGTTTCAAGAGTTTATAATCTTCCATTAAACAAACTCTTAGCAGGAAAAAGCAGCTATTCAAGTTCAGAACAGGCTGATTTGGAGTATATAAAGGATTGCATCCTACCAATCGTTAGGATGTATGAACAGGAATTCAGTAAAAAAGGTTTAAAAGAGCCTGATAGAGACGATGGAATACAAGTTAAGATGTCCTTAAATGGATTTGCTCGTGGTGATATGGAAACCAGGGGCAATTTTTATTTTAGGGGTATTCGTTCAGCTTGGTTTAATGCCAATGAAATAAGGGCCTTGGAAGATATGCCACCTTATAAAAATGGCGAAACTTACTATGTTTCTAGGGACATGTGTCCTGTAGATAAGATTGAATTACTACTGAAAGGAGGTGGTAAAGGTGACAAAACAAGCAACTAACAAGAAATATTGGGAGTTTAAAAATCAAACTTCCACATCAGCGGATCTATATCTGTACATTGAAATTGCTTCATGGGGTGCAGGTTATGCAGCACATTCAGCACAGAGCTTTAAAGCAGAGCTTGATGCACTTGGAGAAATAGACACATTAAATGTCTATATTAATTCTCCTGGTGGCGATGTATTCGAGGGAGTAGCCATTGCAAATATGGTCAAAAGGCATAAAGCAAAGGTAATTGTACATGTTGATGGTCTAGCAGCTTCTATAGCAAGTGTTATAGCAATGGCAGCAGACGAAATTCACATGCCAAATAACTCAATGATGATGATACATAATGCATGGACGTATACTTATGGCAATTCAAATGAACTAAGAGAAGTTGCAGATATGCTGGACAAGGTCAATGAATCCATAAGACAGTCTTACTTGCTTCATGCAGGAGATAGAACCGATGAAGAAACAATTAAGACTCTTATGGATAAGGAATCTTGGCTTACAGCTCAGGAATGCTTTGACTATGGTCTTTGCGATGTACTAGAAGATGATGTACAGATAGCTGCAAAATGGGATGGTGAGTTATTAAACAGTTATAAGAATCTTCCCAAAGAATTACTCAATGCAACTAAGGTGAATAAGACAGAAGTACCAGAAAAAGATGAAGAAATAGAAGCTCTCATAAGCAGAGTAAATAATATTATTAAATTTGAGGAGGCAAAACAATATGAATAGATATCAATTAGAACAAATGTTAGCAGGAATAGGACAAGAACTAAAGGTGGCAAATGAAAAATTAACCACTATGTATGCAGATGCAAAAACAACTCTACAAGCTAGAAATGAGCAAAAGGACTCCGTTAAGGACCTAGATGAAAGATATGCTGGAATTAAGGCTCAGATAGAAGAAATGGACAGACAAGCAGAAGCAAAGCTTAAGAATAAAGCTGTTGCAGGAGACACCGAAAAAGACAAGATAATTAATGCAAAGGCAGAACTTATAAGAGCAACAATGACAAATAATCCATTAAGCGTAGAAGTAAAGGCAGCCCTTGGAGATAACAACTCCACAGGTGGAGAAAAACTACTTCCAAAAACTATGTCAGATGAGATCTTACACGAGCCATTTGTAAAAAATCCATTAAGAGAGATATCAGTATTTACTAATGAGACTAATCTAGAAGTTCCAAAGGTTACATTCACATTAGATGATGATGATTTCACAGCTGATACTGCAACTGCAAAAGAACTTGAGGTTGATGGCGATGTTGTTCAGTTTGGAAGAAAGAAATTTAAAGTATTTGCTCCAGTTTCTGAAACAATTATAAGAGGAAGCAATAAAAACCTTGTAGATACTGTAGAAAGAGCACTAGAAAGTGGTCTTGCTGCAAAAGAAAAGAAGGTTGCATTTGCTACAGCTCCAAAAGTTGGTGAAGAGACAATGAGCTTCTACTCAACACAAAATGGTATTGCTGAAGTAACTGGAACTACTCTTTTAAAAGCTATTAAGGCAGCAGTAGCAGATCTTCATGAAGATTACAGAGAAAATGCTACGGTTACAATGAGATACGCTGATTACTTAGAAATAGTTGAAGTACTGGCAAATGGAAATGCAACTTTATATACTGCACCTCCAGAAAGCATCCTTGGAGTACCTGCAAAGTTCTGCGACAGCGCAGTAGATCCTATTGTTGGTGACTTCCAGTATTCACACTTCAACTATGATGGAGAAATGACTTATGAAAAAGATAAGGATGTTAAAACAGGAGTATGGTGCTTTGTTTTAACAGCTTGGATTGACCATAAGATAAAGCTTAAGTCTGCATTCAGAATCGCAAAGGTGACTCCCTAGTGAATCCCTTTCAATAGAAGGGGATTCAATGCTCTATACTGAGCAGGAAACAATATATACTCAGGAAGAGCTTCAGGCAATGACTGTTGAGCAGCTCAAGGGAATTGCTAGAGATAGAGGAATGACAGGATATTCAAGTTTACTGAAGGCTGATTTAATAGCAGCCATATTAACTAATCAAGAAGGTGTATAAGCCATGGATGAGGACCTGGTAGAATTAAAAGAATGGCTTAGAGTTGATGAAGGTGAGGACACAACGTTGTTCTCGCTTTTAGCTTCAAGCAGAGCCATAATAAAACAAGCAACCGGTTTAACGAAAGAAAAAATAAAAGCAGAGGATGCCGATATCCTGGAGCTTTATAAACTGGCACAAAAGATATTGATTACTGACATTTATGAAAACAGAACTGGATCAGAGAAAATTAATCCAGGACTGATAAGCTTATATGTGCAACTTGAATCCTATAAAATAAAGCTTGATTATGAAGCCGCTCTTATAGAAAGTGGTGTTACATCATGACAGACAAAAGTCTAGCAAGCCAATTAATTCACAGAATAGCTGCCTATGGTAAAGTTGAATTTAAAAATGAGTTAGGTGAAAAGGATTATAGATATGAGAAAATAAAATCAATATGGTCCAGGATAACTGCATTAAGTGGATCTGTTAAAGATGGAGATGGCCACACTGAGTACGCAGACATAACTCATAGAATAACCATAAGAGTTAGTGCAATAGAGTTAACCAAAGATATGTATTTTATATATAAAGGTCAAAGATACGATGTAAAGTATTTTAATCCTAACTATAAATACAAAGACAGAATAGAGATTATGGTTTCATTGGTGGTGGAATAATGGCAGATGGCTTTGATTTGAAAGAATTAACTAATTTTGAAAAGAATCTTATGAAACTAGCAAATGATACAATGCCAAAGGAAAGTAAAAAGTTTCTTAAAAAAGAGGGGAAAAGCCTTTTACAAGAAACTCAATCAGAGGCTATTTTCTCAGGCATAAAACACAAAACTCATAATTATTATGATTCTATTAAGCAAGGTAAAGTATATAAGTATAGTGGAAATGGAGCCTGGGCTAATAGAGTATATGCGACAGCGCCTCATGCTCATTTATTAGAAGAAGGTCATAGAATGGTTACACATGATGGTAAGGAAGTGGGCTTTATAAAAGGATATGATGTTTTTGGGTCAGCTGAGAAAAAATTTAGGGAAGTATATTTTTCAGATGTTCAAGATTTCTTGGACAATATATTAGATAAAGGACTATAGGTGATGTAAATATGGTAACGCTTATAGATATTAACAAAGCAATTAATAATAAAATTAAAGAAGCATTAACTGGCACTGAATTTAGCACAGTGCCACTGATTGCAGAGGATATTTCAGAGCCTATTACAAGACCTTCAATAAAAGTAGGCATAGAAAATTCTACTAATGGCAAGTTTAATGCTAATTGCAGAGAGAAAAACCTTACGTGTAGGGTTTATTTTTTTGCAAAAGACAGATATAAGTACAAGTTAGATAATTCAAAGATGCAGGATATTATTGAAACTGCTTTTCTGGAAGATTTAAAAATAAATGAGAACTTCTACATCCCTATAGAGGAAGTGGAAAGTAATGTTAGTGATACGGTACTTATAAGCAGTTTTGATTTATATTCCATAGAGCTTATGCCAGAGCCAGCTATAAATGATATAGGTGAAGCAATAGAGACTATGGAAGAGCTACAATATAAGGAGGTAATAAGATGATTAGTTTGCCAAGCATAGAAATAATATTTAAGCAGCTTGCTGGTACATTAATAGCTAGAAGTGCTAGAGGTATTGCAATTCTTATAGTTAAAGACGATACTAATAAAACTTTTAGCTATAAGGAATATAAGAGCATTACTGGAGTTGAAGCAGATAATGATTTATACACGGCTGCTAACTTACAGTATATTAAAGACATATTTAATTTTGCTCTTAATAAAGTTGCAGTAGTAAGAATTGATACAATAGATGCTATTTCAGATGCATTAATAGAGATTGAGAAGAATATTAAAACAGGCTGGGTTACAATAGCTGATGGCACAACAGAAGATTTTGCTGCATTAGCAAGTTGGATAAAGAGTAAAGAAATAGAAAGAAAGACATATAAAGCTGTGACATATAAGGCAGCAGTAACAGACTCAAAGCATATAGTTAATTTCTATAATGATAATGTTACTTTCAAAGATAGTAGAGGAGAAGTTACAGGAGGAAAATATTGTCCAAGCTTAATTGCTATCTTAGCTTCTTGCAATATTCAAAGAGGAAGTACCTATTTTGAATGTTCTAACCTAACAAGAGTAAAAGAAGTAGCAGACAATGAAACTGCAGTGGGGAATGGTCAATTCATCCTAATAAATGATGTAGATAAGGTTAAAGTTGCGCTTGGAATTAACTCTATGACTACTATGGATGATGATAACACTGAAGATATGAAGTTTATAGACATAGTTGAAGCTATGGATCTCGTAAATGATGATATATCTACAGTATTTAAAAATGAATATTTAGGTAAGTACAAAAATAACTATGACAACCAGGTACTATTTATTAGTGCGGTGAATACTTATTTCAGGCAGCTTGCTGATGAAACTGTATTAGACAATGAGCACAACAATATTTCAGATGTGAATATTGAAGCTCAGAGAAAGGCTTGGCTTGAGGTTGGTAAAACTGAAGCTGAAACATGGACAGATACCCAAGTAAAAAATAATGCATTTAAAAGAACTGTATTTTTAGGTGGAGATATTAAAATACTTGGAGCTATGGAAAATCTTAAATTCAATATTTCATTATTCTAGGAGGTGAGAGCATGCAAAAAAATAGAATTTTAACCGGTTCTACAGGCAATGTATGGATGAATGGAAAGCTGGTAGCAACAATTAAATCTATAGAGCTTAAAGTTACAGGCAACTTTGAAGAAGTAAACTTCTGTGGCGATTTTGCAACATATAACAGATACACTGGATGGACTGGCGAGGGTACTATGACCTGGGCAAAATGTGATAGTACTGCAGTAAATCTCTTAGCAGATGCATATAAAACAGGAGTTATGCCAGATGTAAAAATAATAACTAAACTTACTGATAAAGCTACAGGACAATCTGAAAGAGCAGCAGTAAGTGATATTGTATTTACTGAATTTATTTTAGCTAAGTTTGAAGCTAAAGCTCCAATAGATGAAGAATTGCCACTTAAGTTCTCAAACTATGATGTATTAGAAAAAATAGCATAATATAAAAAAGCACTCTTTAACCGAAAGGGTGCTTTTTATTTTAGGAGGATACCAATGAGTAAAGAAAATGCTAAAAAAGCTACATTTAAAGACTTAATATCCAAGAAAATGAAGAAAGAAGAAGATGCTCTTAGAACTAAAGATATTTATGTAAGCTCTATGGATGCCACATTAACATTTAAAAAGCCTAAAGATGATTTGATATTTGATGCAATCGAAGAAATTGATGATGCTAAAGATGTTAAAAAAATTGCAAGTGCTTATAAAAAATTAATATATCTTTGCTGTGATATGCTTCAGGACACTGAGCTGCATAAAGAAATTGATGTAGTAGATCCTTTTGACACTGTAGAAAGCCTATTTGATTTAGCTGACATTATGGAAATTGGAGAGCAGCTTATGGACATGCTCAATATCGGTGATAAGATTGAGCAAATAAAAAACTAATAAGGCATGATGCAGATTTTAGTATGTTTGCCTTCTATGTGCTTAAAGGGCATGATATAAAAAATCTAGTAAACACAGATTACTATGAAAGATTACTACTGCATTATGCCATGGAAGAATATATAAAAGCCTTCGACACTGATAAATAAAGGAGGTGTAGAGCATGGCAAGTAAAACTATTAATACTATTCTTAATTTAAAAGATAAAATGAGTGGCGGAATTGTTGGAGTATCCAATAAAGTAAAAGGTATGAGCAAAGAAGCTCAGAGAGCAAATAAACAAGTTGCTAATATGGCTAATAATATTAAAAAGAAAGCAGATGAAATGTCCAGTAAAGCCTCAAAACTTGGAGCAACTTTTGCTGGCTTGGGTGCAGCGCTAGGAATAAAAACTGGAATAGGTGAAGCTTTAGATTTAGAAGGCTATAGATTACAGCTTGAAACTGCAACAAAGGATACTAAAAAAGCTGGAGAAATAATGAAGTACGCTATTGATCTTGCTAATAAAACACCTTTTGAAGGTGGTGAATTAGTTCAAGGTGCATCCAAGCTTGAAGCGATGGGACTAAGTGCTCAAAAATGGCTGCCTTTAATTGGTGATATTGCTGCCGCAACTAATAAACCTTTTGACCAAGCTATTGAAGCTTTTATAGATAGTCAAACTGGAGAATTAGAAAGACTTAAAGAGTTTGGAGTTACAAAAGCAAAGATAGCTGAAAAAGCTAATAAAATGTTTGCTGGAAAACAAGTAATTAATAACAAAGGTCAGATAGTAGATTTTGAAAAGTTTAATGCTGCTATGGTTAAAGTGATGGAAGAACGCTTTACTGGTGGCATGGAAAAGCAATCTAGTACCGTTAAAGGCGTATGGAGTACGGTAACAGGTGTAACTAAATCTTCTTTAGCAGAAATGGTAGGAATGACATCTGACGGAACTATAAAACAAGGTAGTTTATTAGATAAATTAAAAGAAAAAGTAACACAATTAGCTGATAGATTTTCAAAGTGGCAGCAGGATGGAACTATACAGAGAGCTTCGCAAGCTTTTACTGATGGTTTTACAAAAATGTATAATATTATTTCAACAGTTGTAAATTTCATCTTAGAGCATCAAAAAACCTTTGAAACTTTAGCAGTAACTATAGCTGGCTTTATGATTGCAGTTAAGGTAGCAACTGCAATTAAAACAGCAATGGTAGGGCTTCAAATAGTTTGGGCTTTATTTAATGGTACTTTAGCATTAACTCCACTTGGTTGGGTAGTTATAGGAATTACAGCTTTAATTGCTGCAGGATATGCTTTGTGGAGAAATTGGGATAAGGTTTCTGCAGCATTAGTAAAGGCATGGGATGTAATAAAAGCTGGATTTTCTTCAGGGGTTAACTGGGTAATACAAAAATTAAACTGGTTAATTGAAAAAATGAATAAAATACCTGGCGTAAATATTCCTTTAATTGCTGAAGTTGGCTATAGAACTAGCGAAGATAATAAAAAGTATAGTCTAGCAGTTCAAAAATCTCAAAACCTAGATACGTATGCAGATGGTGGTATAGCAAACAAGCCTTCAATATTTGCTGAAGCAGGTCCTGAGGCTGCAATACCATTAAAGAAAACTCCAAGATCTATAGGACTTTTAAAGCAAACTGCTAATGCCCTTGGGGTTGGAGGTAATATTTCAGTTTATGTAACTATACAGGGCAATGTTATAGGAAATGAAGAGTATGCAGATTATGTGGGAAATATAATAGTAAATAAAGTTAAACTAGCTTTAGCTAACATGTAGGGAGGTATTTTATGGAGTATGATATATATTTAAGTGATTATGAGCGAAAAACAGTACTTCAATTACCTATATTGCCTGAAGAGATGCCTCCTATGTCTAAAGCTAGTGCTAATGAAGAGTTTGAAACATACAACAATGGAAAATATAATTTAATTGGTGATGTTGGATTAATTGAATTCAATTTAGATTGTTGGCTCCCAGGCAAGGGAAAGAATTATAGCTTTCAAAGGGTGAAAAATATTAATCCAGATGATTATGTACAATTAATTGATGCAGCAATGCTTAATAAAAAACCTTTGAGAGTTGTAATAGTCCGTGGTGATGGAACCTTAATAAATAACACAACTTTTTCTGTAGAAAGTTTTGAGTGGCATGAAGACAAAGTTTGTGATTATGAATACTCTATAAGCTTCAAACAATGGAGGGATTACAATGCATAAGTTAATAGCAAATGGCATTGATATTCTTCCATATTCTAATAATTTAAGCTGGGCTAGTGATGAAGATGCTTTAGGAATTGAATTAAGCTTTGGCAGTCTTTATAACCTTATTGAAGGTACGATAGTAAGTCTTTATGTAAATAATAAAGAGTATATAAGAACTATTGTAATAAAAAAAAGTGAAGGTAAATTCAGCTATAGCTACACTTGTTTTGATTATAGCTTTTATCTTAAAAATGAAGTTATAAAGCAGTTTAATACCAGTGCTAGTAATGCTATATCATCTTTATTAAGCGAATACAAGATAAAAAGCAGCATAGTTAGTATTCCTATTAAGATTGAAAAAATATATAAGGATGAGGGCATAGCAGCTATTATAGATGATATTTTGGAGCAAGCTGAGAGTGAACAAGGCATTAAATATTTTAAGGAAATGCAAGTTGATACTGTGGTTATAAAAAAACTTACAGATATGAAAATAACTCCTAAAATATTAATCGGAAAAGATATTACTATTAACAGTTCTATCGAAGAAATGAAAAATAAAATTTTAGTAGTAAGTAATGGTGAAGGTAATAATTCTATTCAGGCAGTAGCAGAGGATAGAAGCAATCAAAATCAATTTGGATTATTACAAGAAATAGAAAGTGTAGATGAAAAGGATCTAGGACAGGCTAAAAACATAGCTAAGAATCTCTTAATTGCTAAGAATAAAATATTTAAAGATACTTCATTAAACTTACTAGGAATTAAAGATGCTGAAACTATTAAGGCTAATAGACTTATAGAAATAAATATTGCTAATAAACTAAGTGGCTGGTACAAAATTAAATCAGCAAGCCACAGTCTTAGTAATAATAAACATACTGTTAGCATTAGTTTGGAGTGGTAGTATGCGTTGGGATGTAGAAATAGCAAAGCAATTTAAAGCAAGAAATAATAAAATAGCTACAGGACCATTACTAGGTGAGGTTATATGTTCTATTCCTCTTAAAATAGCTATACTAGGAAATAAAGCTATTTTAGATAATAGAAATAGTTATACATGTACTGCAGTATTAGGAGCCAATATAGGGGATAAGGTTCTGTGCTTACCAACTTCGGATGGACAAACATTTTTTATAATAGATAAGGTGGTGTGATAGTTGTTTCCACAATTTGAAGCATTACAGTTAAATAATGATGACATTAGGACTACTTTAGGTAAGTCTTTTTTATTTGACGTAAATACAGGAGATTTTATTCTTAAGAATGGCAAATTACAAGCGATTGAGGGAATTGAAGCTCTTAAAGTATGGATACAGAAAATACTTAAAACTGAAAAGTTTAAATTTAAAGTTTATGAAACTGGAGAAATAAATGAATATGGAGTAACACTTTTAGAGCTTGTTAATAGTGGATATCCACATGCTTTTATACAAGCTGAAATTCAAAGGGAAATTGCTGAAGCATTAGATAGAAATCCAGAAATATTAGCTGTAAATAACTTTAGTTTTACAAGAGAAAAAAGAACTTTAATAGCACACTTTAATGTTAATAGTATTTATGGAACCGTCGAACAGGAGGTGAAATTTTAATGGCAGATGATAAGCAAGTAATTCAAGAAAGACTATTATCTAGTATATCTAGTGAATATGACAAGTCAATAGGTTCCTTTTTCTATGATGCTACTAAACCAGTATCAATAGAACTAGAAAATGCATATAAATCCATTGATTCAATCAAGGATGCTAGGTCAATTGATACTGCTGTCGAAGAAGATTTAACTGAACTATGCTATGAAAATGGCACATTCAGAAAGGGAGCTACTAAGGCTATCAGAAAAGGTATATTTAATATTGAGATTTCAATAGACTCAAGATTCAGTGCAACAGATGGAAATATATATGTTGTCCTAGAGAAGATTACTGATTTTGAATACAAATTAGAGTGCCAGGAATCAGGAGAAATAGGGAATATATATGTAGGCCCTATAACATCTATTGAATATATCGAAGGGCTAACCAGTGCGAGTTTAACTGATGTAATTACTTATGGTGTAGGAGAAGAAACAGATGACCAATTAAGAGAAAGGTATAAGCAAAAGTTGAATGATCCACCTCAAGATGGAAATATAGCACAATATAAAAAATGGGCGGAGTCTTTTGATGACATAGGAGTAATTAAAGTATTCCCTTTGTGGAACGGAGGCAATACAGTTAAGGTGGCAATTACTAACAGGCTTTTTCAAGTTGCAGATTCTACTTTAGTAAATGCATTTCAAGAATACCTTGACCCAGAAAGTCAGGGTTTAGGCAATGGTTTTGCCCCAATAGGTGCTAAAGTTACTGTATCAGGAGGGCTAAGAAAGGACATTAATGTATCTGGTAACATAATACTAGCTGAAGGTTATACCGAACCTGAAGGAATAGCTGCGGCAGTAAGTAGTTATCTAGCCAGTATAACTTACAATAAAAATAGCGTTAGTTACATGAGAACAGCTGTTGCTATTATAGATGCACCAAGTATTGTAGACTTAAATAACTTTACAATCAATGGGAGCACTACCGACATTCTTTTAGAAGGTGAAGAAATACCAACACTTAATAGCATAAATTTGGTGGTGAGCTGATGATAGATTATATTAGATATACAATTGATAACAAGTCATACAGCTTAATAAATAATGGAGATGGCACATGGAGTACACCACTTAATGCTCCATCTGTTGCGGGTATATATACTCTGTTACTTGAAATTGGAGAAGATGATATAAAAACATATATTGATAGCTCTGATTCAAGATATAATTTTTACTTAGAAGTTATTGAGGAGATAGAAAGAAAAGTAGACTTAATAAAGTATATTCCTAACTTCATGCAAAACTCTGTAGTATTTAAAGCCCTATTTGATGCCGAGAATGCAGAGATAGACCTTTTATATGACAATATAAGAAAGGCTTCGCTTGATGTTTTTATCAGGACAGCTAGTATTGAACAAATAACAAGGCTCGAATCATTTCTCAGAATAAAAGGGATAGGAACACTAGATCAAAGAAGAAGTTATCTTTTATCACTTAAGCAAAGGGGTAAAAAACTAAATGAAAAAACTATCAAAGAGGTTACAAATATAATTGCTGGTGCTGATTGTATAGTAACCTTTTTTAGTGCAGATGAGCATGACAATCCAAATCCGGGATATGGTGTATTAAAAATACAAGTCCTTAGTCCTGATAACAAAAAAGATTATAGATATGATGATATACAAAGAGCCTTAAAAAACTTAGTGCCATCACATATAAAACTAATTATAATAAAATATTTTTCTCTGTGGGATGACATTAGACTAAATTATGCAGATTGGAATTCGGTTGCAACTATGGCAGATTGGTCAGCGATTAAAAATTACTTACCTCCACAATAAGGGGGGATATGGATGGCAATTAAAATAACAGATGTAAAATTAACACCTCAAACTACAACTGTAGGTCACTCGGTACTTGTGGAAATCAAGGTAGGTGAGAACACATGGGAATCAGTTATAGCTGATTATGCAACATGGCAAGATGTAAAAGATGGATTGTTAACATGGCAAGATATTTATAATATTTAAAAAGGAGGTCAAAAGATGGCAGTAAATACAGTTCGAGTGCAAGTAAATGGAGTCTGGGTAACACTAACCAAGAATGTTACAACGGGGAAATATGAAGGCACAATAGCAGCTCCAAATATAACAAGCTACAATGTTAATGGATCTCATTATTATCCCGTTACAGCTGAAGCAACCGACCTTGCAGGGAATGTGACGACAGTTAATGATGCTCATGCTACTTTAGGAAGTCAGCTAAAATTATTTGTAAAAGAAGTTACTAAACCCACAATTACTTTTACAGCTCCAGCAAGTGGGGCTTATTTATCAAGCAATACTCCACCAATATCATTCCAGCTCAGAGATGAAGCTAATGGTTCAGGTGTTAAGATTAGTACTTTATCTATAAAAGTAGATGGTGGAGCAACACTAACTAATACAAGTCCAGGCGTAGCAGTAACCGTTGTAACAGGTGGATATAACATTACTTATACACCTCAAACAGCTTTATCAGATGGTAATCACAGTATTCTTGTAGATATACAAGATAATGATGGTAATGCTGCTATATCAGCTTCAAGAAGCTTTATTGTAGATACGGTGCCACCTGTATTAAACATCAATACTCCAGCAGAATCTACAAGTTATAAAAATGCACCAACATTGGCTGTTGTAGGAACCACAAATGATGCAACAAGTAGTTCTGTAATTATAGCTATTAATTTAAATGGTGCAGACCAGGGTGCAGTAACGGTAGATGGAAGTGGTAATTTTAGCAAACCATTAACATTGGTGGAAGGTTCAAATACTATAGTGGTTACAGCTACTGATTTAGCTGGAAAAGTAAGCACAGTAACTAGAACAGTTATATTAGACACAGTAGCACCAACAGTTGCAAGTATAACAATAGCACCTAACCCTGTAAATGTTGGACAAAGTTATGTAATAACTGTAGAAGTTACAGATTAAGGAGAGTGATTGAATAATGAAGCAAACAACGAATTATGCTTTAAAGAAAATTGAGTTATCTGATAGTCCACCAGACATAACAGTAATTAATCCCAATTGGGATGTTATAGATGAAAAATTAAAAGAAGCTGAGGACTTTAAGACTTCAGCTGAAACGCAATTGGCTGATATTGTAAAAATAAAAAGTAATATAACCATTCTTTCAACAGGATGGGTAGATAATACAAGCTCACTAGGCTTCTGGACTTATGACCATAATGATGCAGATATAACAGTCTCTACAGTTGTGGATATCAACATTAGGGTAGAGGACTTAGAGAAGGCTAGCAATTTAAAATCTGCTAATCTAAGCTCAAACGGTAGTGTGCGATTATATGCTAGCTCTAAGCCAGAGAGTAATCTAATTGCATACTTGAAACTTAATAGGGCGGTGGTATAGATGGCTGTAGGAAGAGTAAATGTTGGTGGCTCCTTAGCTGGACAAAGAAATATAAATGTTATTGCTTCGTCAGCAGCGCCTGTAGCATCTAAATATGGCGATGTGTGGCTTAAAACTACAAACGTTATAGGAAAAACAATTTTCCAAGAAATAGAGCCAAGCTCCAAAGCATTAGGCGACATATGGATTAACATAGGTAATATTAAGTCCAAATTTAATATTAAAGATGCTATGAAATTCATAGGTAGAAGTGAAATAGAGATAAATGTAGTAATCAATTCAGCTGATGTATTAGCACAAATTCCTTCAGCTCCTAATGTGGAGTTTTGGAAATCTGCTGCAATGTCTCTATATTCCGTGCTAGGTTCAGTAAGATATTGGGATGGCACTAAATGGGTATTTTTAATTGCTTATTATTGGAATGGAGCTTCATGGACGAACTTCTCACAAGCTGATTGGTATACTTATGTTGCCGATGCTGATTGTAACGTGTATAAAATATCTCCAACAGGTGAAGTTACTGTATTTTATGCAGGAGCATCAACTATTTATGGTATAGATACAGACCCACAAGGAAATGTTTATTTTAATACCAGCAATAAAATATTTAAGTATTCACCTGCCGGTGCTGAAATATGGAATTGCGTTCCAACTGGTAGTATTCTATTACAAGACTTACAATTAGATAAAGATGGAAATATCTATGTTAGTAATAATAACTATAATAAGGTATTCAAATTATCTCCAGAGGGCATTGTAATTTTCACAAATACTCTTGCTACGGGTGGCTCACTTGCTTTGGACAAAGATGGACAAATGTATTGCGCAATTGATAGCGGACAGTTAGGAAAATTTAGTGCAGATGGAACAAATATATGGATTAAAACTCTATACAGCACTAGCACGTCCCTCAATGGAAATGCAACATATTCAATTGTGCCTAACACAGAGGATGGGAGTGTGCTAGCTTACAATGGGTATAAAAATACTATATATAAATTCAGTGCTGATGGACTTACAAAGACTACACCGTTTGTTGCAACTACAGCAACAGATTTGAATGATGCTTGCATGGTTAGAGATAAAGATTATTTATATTTTGTTGCTTGGATATTTGGGAGCGGAGCCCCTTCTAAGCTAGTTCAAAAGTTGGATATAAATACTTTTGCTCTTGCTTGGTCATATGATGTATATGCTTTGACAGGGGGTTATGCTGTTATGGTAACTGTCGATAAAGATGGGTATGTATATGTTGCTACAACAAATAATAAATTTGTAAAATTAACTTCAAATGGAACATTGGTTTGGCAAAGAGTTTTAGGAGCAGATACTACAAAAAGAGCAAATGCCATGGCAACTACTCCATGCAAATATGCAGCTAATCCAATAATGTGGTAATAAAAGGAGGAAATATAAATGTCAATATTTTTAGGTGAATTAACAAAAGTTGCAGATAACAAATATCATGTAGGTTTGCAGCATAAATCCCCAGATACTTTATCAAATGAAATTAAAGCAACTGGCTTTATTATAGAAGAGCTCCCTATAATGGAGAGAATAGAGGGAAAAGATGAAGTATTATATTATAATCCAGCTACTGAAGAGGTATGGTATGAATATGAAATTCCTGCTATATCCCCTAGCGATGAAATAGCAATGCTTAAAGCTGAAAATAAAACACTCAAAGAAAATCAGGATATGATTATGGGTGTTATAAATGAAATGCTATTGGGAGGAGGTGTTTAATATGTACAGTTGGACAGTTATATATTTAGTTAATCAAATTGTTCTAGGAGCTTTAACTTATCAAGAAGTAATAACAGCAAGACCTGATTTAAAAACTAAGATTGATGCTTATATCGCAGAAAAGAATTTGACAATAGATAAAACAGTTTAAAAAATAAATAAACTAAAGGCAAAATACGAGATCTTAATAAGGTCTTTTTCTTTTGCCTTTAAATCACTATTTATGGAGGCAGGGCATGAATGAGAACTGTAATGATTGCGCATGGATACAAAACCTTAAAGAGGATGTAACCAGTCTTAAAAACGATATTAAGGACATATATGAGAGACTTGGTGAAGTAGAAATGTTCAAAGCTTCCGGTGGAGAGCAAATCAAAATGATATTTAAGATCCTGAATGAGATTAAAGACTCAATAGGAGATATCTCGAAGGTTATGCTTCAGATGAGAGAAGAACCAGGCAAGCAAGCTCAATCAATTAAAATAGCTATTATAAGCTCAGTGTGCTCTGGAATAATCGGAGTAATGCTGGGCTTAATATTTAAATTTAAATAAGGGAGGAAACAGAAGATGTTTCAAATTATCACCATTGATGAATTATTAAAAAAGCTAGATGGGTACAAGCATAAGGAGCTGCATGTGCATCACACATGGCTACCAAGCAAATCAAGCTTTACAGGCAACAATGGAATTGCGCTTCAGGAAGCTATGAAAAATTATCATGTTAACACAAACGGATGGTCCGACATAGGTCAGCATGTAACACTACTTCCAAATGGTTTATTCGTAACGGGTAGGGACTTCAGCTGGACACCAGCATCAATACTTGGATACAATACCGGAGGCTTTTGTTGCGAAACTCTAGGGAATTTTGATATTGGAAATGACTCTTTAACCGGAGAACAAAAAACATCACTCCTAAGGCTAGGGAAGTATTTCTATGACAAGAGCAAATATATTAGATTTCACAGGGAAAATGCTGCAAAGACATGTCCAGGCACTAGCATAATAAAAGAGGACTATATAAGCGAAATTAAAGCTTTTGGAAAGGCTCCAAATCCAGTAGTGGTATTTGATGGTCATGAATATATAAGACAGCTCCAGGAGCTCTGTAATGAAAATGGATTGCGTGATATTAATGGCAGCGTGCTCAAAGTAGATGGATTATGGGGAACTAAGACACAAAGTGCTGTACCAGTTCTCTATAAAGGCTGTAGCTCTAAGCACAAATGGTTCATAAAACTAGTACAAAGGGTACTTCTTGAAAAAGGTTATAAATTACCTTTATATGGGGCAGATGGAGACTTTGGTGCTGAAACCCAGGCTACAATGATTCAATTCCAAAAAGATAATTTTATTGTTTCTGATGGGGTGATTGGAGCAATTACCTGGTCAAAATTATTAGGTTAAAATAAGGGAGGAAATAGAAATGGAAATATTAAAATATATAAATGAAAATTACTTAATAGTTATAGCGGTGATATATGTGATAGGAATGGTCCTAAAAGCGGTTAATAAGGTTCCTGATGAGATAATACCTTTGATACTACTTGTAGTTGCCATAGGCTTCAGTATAGCCATAGGAGGCTTTACTGTACAAGCAATTATGCAGGGAATACTTGTGGCTGGAGCTTCAGTATTTGCGAATCAATTTTTCAAGCAAACTCCTGAAGGGATTTTAAAAGTATTTAATCAGCCAGATCTGCCTCAGGAAATAAAGTCAGATGGAGAAGTTACAGAATTTAGAAAATAGCAAAGACCTAGAGGGGTAATTCCTTCTAGGTCTTTTTTTGTTTTTCAGGTTTGTTTTTATTAATGTTAATATTTTTATTACTAATATTTATGCTAAAACCCGATTTTTTAGATTTTGAATTAGTATCTTTCTGTAGATAGCCAAATATCATTATAGAGACAAGAATTAAATCAATATAAAATGAAGCAAAGCGGCGATTTGGTGATATTGTTGCAATTCTAGTAATAAAAATAAACCCTGCGGTTATATGGTAGTTCTTTGCTGCCTTAGAAAGCCACTTACCTAGTATCTCTAACACCTGTAGAAAATGCAAAATTTTAGTTATCATTATCTCTCACATCCATTTTCATCAAATTAGTTGCATTTATTGTTAACAGTTTTTCCAAGTTAATAATGCAATATTCATATAAAGAGTTAAAAGGTAGTTTCATTAATTGGGGGGGGGAGCTACCTCTTTTTTTATTTAAACTAATTTTAAGCACTCAACAGCATTTAAAGCAAAGTCATAATCTTCAAGGCTGATCACACTATTAGCAAATAGCTCTTGTATTAATCTTTCTACTCTATATTTATTTGATACAGATATCCGGAATTTAACCAACATTTCAATTTTATCTTGGTTCATAAAATCACCTCAATGAAATTGTTGCCAGAAGAAGGATAAATAAAACAATTGGAGAATTAAGAATAAATAGCACAGAATTGTAATTTATGGCGAAACAAAAAATATATAACAGATTTTTAAAACTTATGATTAATAAAGTGAAATAGCAAGGATAGCGACTTGCTATTTTACTTTGCAACGACTTCATTGTAGGTACTTTGGTATTGGAAAACTCTTTATATGTTTGAAATTTTCTACTGTAGGATTTCCTCCTTCTATTCTGATAGTCATCTCATCTATACCTATAGTATTATGTGCCCCAATAAATGGTTTTACTTCAACTCTAATAGTAAAGGCAAAACTGCGGTACCCCATTGGTCTATCAATTCGTAAAAACTTCATATTCCATAAATCATACAGATATTGTCTTCCGTAGTATTTTTCTATTTCTCTAGATACATAAGGTTGTATGAGTGTGGTAATTATATCTTTGTACAATTCCTCTATTGACCCCTCTTCGGGAGTATATTCATAAGGTAAGCCTAATCTTGCATCTGGTATTTTTTCAATGCCTTTTACTGGTACTTGAAAAAATGAAATTGATAAAATTAATGTTAGGCAAATTATTGAAATTCTTCTTTTCAAAACGGTACACCTCCCATGTTTAATTTATGTTAGTATCCCCATTGTTACAAATATCATTATCTTTATTGGATTTGTGATTAAAATATCAGTTTATATCTATATTAACTGAAAATATATGGATTATAATAGTATATGTTTAGTGAAGAATATTCTTTTATGGTGAATTACAATAGATAGTCTTGTTAAGTCGGGGCTACCTCTTTTTTATTTTTGCATATTTAAAACAATGAGTTCCAAGTAGAATTGAATCTGCAGTATCTTCATCTATAGCTTTTAGTGCCATGAGCTACATTATTATAAGTCTAATTTGTTTTTTATTACTCTCTGTAACTATCAATTTTACAGTAGCGAAAAAACTTTCTACCATTATTATTTTGCATATTGTGTTTTGTTGCAGTTTAATATTCATACCATTAGGTAACCGTATTAAACTGCAACGGAAAAGATAAAATTATACCTTTAATAATTTTATCTTCACGTCTTTTTTTATACCATCATATGTCACTATCTCTATAATCCTGTTAAACAAATTTTTTCTTTCCTCAGGAGTTTCACAATTATCTATGGCGGAGTTAAAATTTAGTAACGATTGAATTAAGATTTCTGAGTTAGTTTCAGTAACATCAGAAATATGTTTTTTCTCTTCTAGCTCCATAAGCCGATTTTTTAAATCTCTATTTTTTTTAGTTAATTCTTCAATCTTGTTAAAATGGAATTTAGAGGCTTCGAGACTTAAAAGTGACATTTGTTCTACAAGATTATTTATTGCAGCTTCATTTTTAATTATAGTTTTATTAATATTATCTATTTCAATTATTAGTTCTGTATTATCAGTAAGCCTTTTGTTTTTATTAAGCTCTTTTAAAATTGTTTTTCTACTGCCAGACATTTTCTTAAGTTTATTAATAACAATTTCCTCGATTACCTCAGCTCTAATATTAGGATTATCGCAATTATTAACATTTAATATACGATTAGAACATTTATAATAGAAATCCCTACTTCCATCAGTTCTTTTATTGCCATAAAGTACATTCATAGGAGAGTCGCATTTTGAGCAACGAAGAAGTCCAGGAAGTGATACAATATTACACTTGCCTAAATTCGGAGGAGTTTGACTATTCTTTTCTTTCATATCCTGAGCAGCAACCCATTGCGCACCTGGTATAACTCCAAGATGCTTTGAAACGGAAATTATCCATTCAGAAATATCTTTTTTATTCTTCTTTCCGTCAGTTCTATTGTAAGCCATTAAACCCTGTTTATTATCAATATTTCCTTCTATACTTACACCAAGCTTTGAAAAATAATTCATTGTTTCTTCAGAAGCTGTAGCATACACTGGATTTCTCAAAATATCTCCAAGAAAAGCGGGATTGATTTTTTTATAATTTTTTAGCTTTATGTTTTGCAGTTCTAAATACTTAGCAACCTTAAATATAGAATTAAATTCAATATATTTATCATAAATAAGCTTTACTATTTCAATTTCTTCAGAGTTAGGGGCAAGCTTAAACATTTTTCTTTCTTTCATGTCGTTATCTTTATATACTATAGGCTCTATTACAAAACCGTAAGGAGGTTTACCTCCTAACCAACGACCACTCTTTGCTAGCTGCATCATATTATCGCTAACACGCTCTGCGATGGTTTCACGCTCTAATTGAGCAAATACTGAGGCTATATACATCATGGCACGCCCTAGAGGTGTGCTCGTATCAAACTGCTCTCTAATTGATATAAAGCTAATATCCAGATTTTGAAGCTCTTGTATAAGAATAGAAAAGTCAGCTATATTACGACTGATGCGGTCTAGTCTATAACATATAATATAATCAAACTTTTTAGCTTTAGCATCCTTAAGCATTTTCTGATATTCTGGCCTTTCAGTACTCTTACCGCTGAAGCCTTCATCCTCATAAACCAAGAAGTCTGATATTCCTAATTTTAATGCGTACTCTTTGCATAGATGTACTTGGTTCTCAATGGATTCGCCTTTACCTGTAAAAATAGATTTTCTGCTATATATAGCTGCCTTCACTGTATCCCTCCTAAAAAATAAAACCCACTTACGTGAGTTTATTTAACTAGTCTAAGCTTGTCTTTAATATCAAATATTTCTTCTTCATTTACATGAAGCTTATGTTTAATGAATTTAACATCTTTATGAAGCTCATCAATGCTGTTGTTTAATTCAACATGTCTAGAGGCATTTTTAGGGTCAAGTTCTGTAACTAAAGATTCTATCCTTGTTTGACCTTCCTTTAAATCTTTAACATCAGATTTTAAATCCTTAATATCATTTTGTATTTGCTGTAGTATATTTAATATTTTATCTTCGTTATTCATTATTTTCATCCTTTCGGGTAAATGATAAATATATTATACTATTTATTTTTAATAATTAAAACATAATAAAGAACTTAAATCTACAATTAAATAATATAATTAGTGTTTTTATTATTTTTTAATTGTAGACCTAAAGTGAAATTTTGTATAAGTAATCAAACAAATAAATGCCATAAATAAAATATATTTGGATAAATAAATTGTTCCAATAAAAGGAGCTATAACTAAAGCCAAAATTAAAGCAATGTTTTTATATTGGAAATTGAAGTTTTTGTTAACTATCGACTGAAATATTCCAGCTGCAACAAAAAAGAATAATATAAAATAGAACAAAGCTACGATAAGTATAAGTCTATTTAACCAATTAGTAGCTGAAAATACTGTAATGAGAGATACAGCAAAAAATATTCCTATAAAAGCAAACAAAGAATAAACAAATGGGGTATATAGTAGCTTAAATTTACTCTTGTTAATATAATATTCCATATTCTCATATATATTGTTACTTATACGGTAGGTAACTGAATCAAGCTGTTGAGACTTTAGCTGAAGAATTTCATTTTTAACTAAAGTCTTAAATTCTTTAAGAGCTTTATTATTGCTGAAATCTAAATCTAAGTCCAAGGCTTGTTTTAGTGTTTCCTTGGGTAAATAGATATAGCTTTTAGATAGGGCACACTTGAAACTTTCTATATCACCTTTACCCAATATTATATTATCTAATTGTACATAGATATTTCCATAAACTTCTAATGCTGTATCTAATCTTTTTAAATTTTCCTTATCTTGTTCCGACATATAAGTTTTAAAATGCTTGTACAGCCAAGTCATAAGAAGTAGGCATAATCCATAAACGAGATAATTATACTTTCCATCTTTAACCGCAGTAGTTATTTGATCTAAAAGTTTAAATATTTCCAATGCGTCACCTCAATTATATTTTTCAAAACTGTTATTATTCCAAAGGATTGAGTGTATAAAAGCAATCCTTTGGTACAAATCAAGGCATTATAAGACTAATTTATAGAATACTACTATTACTGTCTGCATCATCAATAAATCCTATATCAAATCCTTCACGATGCTCAGTACTAAAGCGTTTTATAACATATTGAGCAACTATCTTTTCAATCTCAACAGGAATTTCATTATCTACAATTAATATTTGGAAGTCGATGCCTTCCTCAGTTTTATCCTTAGTTTCACATAGGTTAATTAAATATTTATACATATTTAAATACTTATGAGGATCGCTAATACCCTCTAATGCATCTTCCTTAGGGTTAGTGTCAGCTTTAGATTTTTCATCTGTTTTACCTAGATATTTACCAATAGTATCAATCATTAAGAACTTTGGAAGATTTGTGTTATTAGCTAAGCTATTTCTTAATAAACTCACAAAGTATCCAACCGAAGTTATTGTCCTAAGTCCTCCAGAAGTAAGATCTAAATAGTTTTTACCTCTAACTATAGGTAAAAATGATTTATCATTTATACCTATATTAATTGGATTTTTGATTCTTACATAATCCAAGAAATTCTTTAAGTAATCACCTAAATCAGAAACTATAGTTTCGGTGGAAGGTGCATTCTTTTTGAGTTCATCAATTTTTATAATAAGATCATCTATTTGTTTTTGAGTAGTTTCAATATCTTTACTGATAAGACCAAGTTGCTTTCTTAATTTCAACAAATATGATATTTTGCTTTTTTGTTCATTGGTAGCAGCTCTTTGAGCTATTAATCCATCTCTTTGAGAAATATATGGTGAAATAAAAGTTTTAGTATTAGAGTCTAAAAGTATTTCAGCTTTGTTTAACTCCTCAATAAGAATTTCACGCTGTCTATCTAACTTACTAAGATCATCAAACTGTTTATCAATTAAGCTAATTAAATTTTGCTTACGGCGCTTAAGGGCCTGTATTTCTTCTTTAAGAAATACAGCATTATTTTGACCTAGACATTGCTTTAAGTCTTCAATTTTCATTTGCCTATGGCATACAGGACAATCAGCTTCTTTGGAGACAGAAATTGGCATTTTGGTTTTAACTTCAATAACAGATTGAAGTTTTGTTATATCCTTATCATATTCTTTTTTTAATCTTATATTTTGCTCTAAATTGGCTTCTAATGCTTCTTTGTTAGTATCTATTTCATTTAATTGGAGTTTCTTATTTTGAATAATTTCTCTTAGTTCATTATTGTATTTTGTATTTGAGGACATATTAGTATTTAATTCTTTAATTTCTAGTTCAATAGAATTATATTGTTCATCTAGAATATTTAATTCATTTGCTAATATATCAATTGGCTTTAGTTGAGTTTCTCTAAGAAAGCTTGATATTATATCTAATTTATTTTCTAATTTATTTTTCTCTTTCACTTTAGCGGACTGATCGTTTTGAAGTTCAGTTATTTGGCTATCTAAAACATTATGAATAAACTTAAATGTCTCCTTGTTTTTGGTAAATACGGGACCATTTTTAGCATCTAATATAAATTTACTCCCTACTTCATCTTGATTCATGTTGCAGAATTTAAATATATCTCGAAAGCCAACTCGTACTGGTTCAGAGACGGCCTGAGTTGGCGCTCTCTTTACTTTAACCAATGGGATATTTAATGATTGAAGTAAAAAATCAGAGAAAAAACCTGCAGCACCTTCTTTATTATAATGAGGTCCATATTCATAGGGAAATATGGAATCCATCTCTTCAATGCTGCTGGGATATACTTGAATAAAATCTTCACTATCAAATATATCCCTTTTTATAGTATAGGTCTTACCGTTAAGTTGAACTTCCATTAAACAGTATTTCCCACTATATTCGATTTCATCATACATATCAACTTTGGCGCTGCCAAGGCTATAGTCTACTAAGTTTAGTATACTGGACTTACCGGTGTCTGAGTCACCGTATATAACATTAAGGCCTTTGTGAAAAGGGATAGTATAATTTTTTCTGCGGCCTACAAGTACTAATTTATTTATTATTAAACTAGGAGAATTACTCATAAATATTTCCTCCATCTATAGCAAGATTAATAGATTTATTTAATTTTTGAAAATTTAAAGTTCTCATTTGTAGAAGTATAACTACAAGCTCTTTAAGTCTTTTTATATATTCGGAAGTTAAAGAACTTAAAAATTCATTGCCAGCATCCGTGATTATATAAAAGGCTTCTTTACTAACGGTTGTTGAAACATATCCATAACATATAAGAATCTGCAGTAGCTTAGTGAGAACTGTGTAATCATAGAGAATACTTAAATCTGGATAATTTGATTCTATATTATTAAATTCATAGTCCTCAAGATCAAAACTTTTTTTAAAATTTTCTATTTTAGTAATTCTATATAAAATAGTAGGATATCTTAATAGAAAGTCATAGACTGCAATTTTATCAATAGTTAATATAGGGTTCTTTTTAGAAGAGTATGATAATTCACTAATTAAAATTAACAACCTAGTAAGTCGAATATCAATGTCATTTTCAACAATAATAAAAGGCAGCTTACTCATTACTCTCTCTCCGTAACATATTTTTTAATATCATCAGAACAGTCCTTCTTCCAGAAAATTTCTTCCTTCTCTTGATTAGCTAATTGGTGCAGCATACCAGTCTTATGCATATAATCAAGTTTAGAAAAAAGCTTCTTATATTCTTCGCTGCTAATATTGAGCTGAGTATCTTCACGAATTTTTTCGTGGATACTTGTAATAAGTGCATTACTGCCTTCTATTTTATTACTTATATACTTTCCGTAATAAAGGAAATACAAGTCCTTAATCTTAGCATAGAGCTCTTCTAAGCAGTCAGCCTGTTTCTTGTTTAATATCTTGGTAACGTATTCTGCATTAAAAAACTGCTGTTTAGCACCATTTATTAAAGTTTTATCTATGTCGGCTACTATAAGCTTTACAACAAAAAGTTCTTCATTATACCTGCCATCGTCATTGTACTTTTTTACTGTCATATTTTTAAATAAGTTCTGCTGTTCAAGAAATTCTAGCAGAATCTTTTGTGTAGAAACATAAACTAAGTCAGTTGTCGATTCAGGCTTAGAGATAGATGTATGGCTTTCATCGCAGTTTACAATGTCAGGCTTGTTTGCATCAAAGGCGATGGCACTAACTTTTTCTACAACTTCATCATACTGACCTATAAAGTATATAGTTTTAGGATGTTCTGAATTTATCCAATCTCTTGTGAGCTTCGATGTAGTATCAGTCAATGGAGCTAAATCTGATACTTGAATATTTTTAATATTTATAAGTTGTGCCAGAGTAGCAAGGTTCGTGCCTGAGTGCGGCACAGCAAGAGAAAGGAAAAGCTTAACTTGCGTATTACCATTTTCTTTAATTTCATTTAGTATATAGGACTTTGATATTAAGCCACCCATGCTGTGGGCTATGATAATAATATTATCATAGTTGGAACAGTTATATCTTATGATGGAACCCATAAACTCTGCCAATTCATTTATATCTAAGTTTTTTCTGGGCTTTTTAGCTCCTCTTTTAAACAACGCTTTAAAAACTAAATTACCAAATTTATTATTAAACATTTCAATAAACCTAGTATAATAGTTAAAATATGCAATATCATAGTTTTTTTCTATTTCAGTATTTTTTAGAAGCATTTCCGAAAAGTATTCATCTTTAGAGTTCTTCCATGTTTCTTTACTCCCTGTAAAACCATGGACGAAAATAATTAGATTTTTATTTTCTTTCCGGTGTACAAAATCGATTCCAATCATTTGTTATATTCATCCCCCTAGAAATTTATATGTTTAACAAGATATTAATTACTTTATTAAAATATTTTTATGATAATAACTTTTGTAATAAGACAGTATTTTTGAAAACATAAACTTCAATATTAAATTTCGACACATAAATGCAAATTACAACATATTATATTTTTACAAATTTTTTACTAACAAAGTTGAAAAAATACTCAAATTGCATAAGCAATTTGAGTTTACTTAATATTCTTAACCATATCAGAAAACAATTCCATTAACTTAATTACTTGCTTATCATCCAATCCAATTTGCACTGCCTTTTCAATAACATTATTCCAATGCTCGTCTGAGAGCTCTTTGGCATTTAGAAAGTTTTTATATGTATTAATAGAAGGTGCTTCCTTTTGTATGCTGACTAAGGTGCCTATAATTCTGTGGCTTGGAGTAATAGGCATATCAGCATAGTTTGGATTAGCAGCTCTAAGGACTGGCGTACCATTTTCTTTTATAAAGTATTTTAGTGTAGCGCACCAATCACCATCTTGTACTCCACAGGCAATTATATCACCATTGTAGGCTGTGCTTGCTTGTCTTAAAATTGCTAAGTCGCCATCATGTATACCTACCCAGGACATGGAGTCTCCTATAATCCTTAGAGCAAAATCCGCATTAATATCAGCAGCAACTTCGACTTCAGCTTCCCAATTTTCAGAAGCCAGAAGCGGTAAACCAGCTCTTATCTTGCCGAGGATAGGGATTATTTTTATCATTTTATCTGGTAAACCTAGAAGATAGTCAATAGTAACATTGAAATATTCAGACATTTTTTTTAGTGTATCAAGGTCAGGCTCACGAGAACCATTTTCATAAGCACTTATTGTTTGTTGAGATATATTAAAAAAGTCTGCTAAATCTTGTTGGCTTATGTCTCTTTTATTTCTTAATTCCTTAATCCGATTCATAAAAACACCTCATTAATAATTTTACTACTGAAAGTAGTGAAAGTGTTACAATATTTTGTAGTAGGTTTTTTAAAAATACTATTGACATACTACAAATTGTAGTAGTATACTAAAAATGTAATCACTACAAAACGTAGTAAGGCGGTGGATAGATGAGAGAAAAATTGGTTCAGTTAAGAGGGGAAAAATCTCAGGAAAATGTTGCAATGACACTTGGAATTTCTCAAAAGACTTTAAGTGCTATTGAACGTGGCTTTCGAAATCCAAGTATTGAATTGATGAAAAAAATTCAACAATATTATGGGATAAGTATGTTAGAATTGTTTCCGGATATTTTTTTGCCATTGGGTACTACAAAACGTAGTTAAATTTTCGAAGCATAAAGTTAACGGACAATTAACACCATTATTTAACCAGTGAGAGGAGGGATTTGATGAAAACTATAGCAAGTATGACAAAACAAGAGAGAGTTGAAATAGTTAATGAAATTATAAAACTTATTGCTATAACTGATAGATGTTTCTTTGCATATAAAGATAAAATATCAGAGTTTGAATTAATAAACAACAAATTGTGGTTCAAGCAAGCACGTTGCCAAAATAGAATAAGACCTTATAACGTTGATGTAGATAAATTTGAAAAGGGTGGAACTCTTTGGGGATTAGTGCTTGATATGAGAGAGTTTATTATGCAAGGAAGATATAGAAATGGTCATAACGGATATGGAGGATTGTATTGTAGTCATTGGGGGTATACCAAAGAAGGTCAAGAAAAGATTATATTAAGAGCCAGAGAGTTAGGCTATCTTTAATTAACAATTCAAAATAGGAGGATTATATGCTAAGCAATAATCAGATAACATTATCAAAACAGAATTTAGGCTGCATAAGAAAAGCAAAAGAGTTTATACAACTAGAACTTGATACCAATTGCGGATACTCAATATACGGGACTGATGAGAGCCTTGTAAGGACTGTTAAAGGACTAAATAGTATTTTAAAAAAATTTAATTATGGTCTTGATAAGAAAAAACGTTAGCTTTGAATTTGAGGAGATATTTAAGTATGGAAAGGGGATAAGTAATGAAATATATATTGAGTTTTTTATGCTATTACCTTGGAATAGAAAGTCTCTTATATAAGAGTAAAGACTTTATTAACAAATTATATATGAGCTATAGAAACTATTTTAAAATATGCAGAAATGGTTGTGAGAATTGCTTTAAAATTAACTGCAGAGTAAGAGAGCGGGACAGGGTACAGTAGAATAAATAGACAGTTAACAACTTTAATTAACCGTTGAGAGGAGGAAAAGAGGTGGAAGAAATAAATTGGGGGACTGTAATAGCAAGTACAACTATATCAACTATTACAGTCTTTATAGTGAATTTATATGTAATAAAGATATTTATAAGGAGAGTTGATATCCAAACTTCAACTTTTATAGAACAAGTAAAATTATTAACTTTAAGTGCAGTGAAAAATAGTTAACTAATACATGTATTTATAAAGTCTTGACCATAATTTGTAAAATCTAAGGCGCCATGGATAACTTTTAGAGTTCGATCCTTAAATTCATCTTTTGTTAAAAAGTCTTTTTCAACAATTGGATTTACAAGATTATAAAAGTGTTCCGTAACACTTTTATATAAAGCAAAAGGTGAAAGTTCAGAATCATAACTAACATCAATTAAGCCTAATCGTATTAAATTATCGATGCTCTTAGGCAAAGAACTAAAGTTTGTAGAATTTATGCAATCAATTTTTACCAAGTTTTTAATTATAGTGAATCCAATAATACCAAATGATGTAGAAACAGTTTCATCCAGTCTATAAGAAATTATTGGATGAGTTAAAGAATTAGATAATTCATTTAAAACAATTGCATCAAAGGGTGATAGCTGCTTAATAACATCGATAAAAGATGGATGCGTAAGTTCAACTGTATCTATGTTCATTGAGGATGCTATAAGTTTAGAAAACATTGATTTTAAATTAGCACAATCAATATAAAACTTAGATGCTTCAATTGCGGGACCAATTATATTTAGTGGAGGTTCGATAAATTTTTCTTTTGGTATTTTTGAGACTTGGCTTAAAATTGATTCTTTATATGCTTCAATCTCAGTTTCCTTTTTAATGTTGTATTTAATAAGTGGAGCAAAAACAGTAAGTAATAAGCCGTTAATAGCAGTTCCAAAAGTTATAGCTGGTTTTTCAAGAGCTTTCTCAAAGGCTTTTGTCTTTAATAAATCTGTTGTATCCAAATATAACAACTCCTTCCATGGAGATTCTACCATATAAAGGATAGGTGGACAA